TACCAAGCCCACAACGAATGCAACCACAACACTTAGCATATTAACTCCCGTATCCAGTTCTCTTTGTCTCTGGTTTAAATAAAGGTTCAACGTGCAAACCTTTTTCTTTCGACAACTTTACAACAGCAACTCCACCGGGCTTCACTAATCCTGCTTCGTGGTCCCCATGGAGAAGATGCCCAACTTGATGAATAACAGAAGAATGTGCAAAAACGAGACTTGGCAATCCAGTCTCAAACCCGCGCTTGATGGCAAACTTAATAACCGGATTAACTCTGCCTCTGAACTGATTCAGAGATTCACCCCGAGGAATAACCATATCAGGGTTTTCCTGGTATTTATCTATCTCGCTTCCATGGGTATCTTTGCTGAGTCCGGTGAGATATCCGACATTCCACGGTCGAAGCTTTGGAGTCAAGACTGGAAGCTTATGTTGCTTCTCAAGGACAATTCCGGCTGTTTGCTGGACTCGAAGTTTATCTGAACCGATGACTTCTCCGAAGTCTTTACCACCGAGAAATTGCTTCACCTCTTCTGCATCTTGCGACCCATGCTCATCAAGCGGAGGGTCCGACTCACCCCGAAAGGAGTTCGAGTCATTCAAAGCAGTGCTGCCATGTCTCACGAAATATGATAGAATCTTAGTGTCCATGATGGGACCCGAATGGGTGGAACAGTTTCCATCTCATCTTGAGTCTACTCCACAAAGTTGCCGGCTTCGGTTTGCCCGTCAGCCATGGCTTGAAATCAGAGATAGGTTCGACCATCGCGCCGAGAGTGGCATTGGTGCCGCCGGTCAAAACGCCGATAATCTTCCCGCTGTTAAGGTCAATAACACTTGAGCCAGATGCTCCGGGGCCGGCAAATAGCTGAACCATGTATCGGTTCACGCAAAGTTCACAATCCCCATAGTCCGGGTCCATGCTTGATTCATCCATGATGTTCGAGGCAATCACTCCATGGGAATGATGCTTCGTATACATCAGGGAGAAGTTCACATCCAGAATCGGGTCATAGAGGCTTGCATCTCGCTCGTCCCCGAGAGGAATAGTGGGAATCTTCTCGTTCGTCTTGAGTTCAAGCACCATGAAATCAACGGGTGTGTCGAATTCATGCTTGAGAACCGCGACCGGATAGAGAGTTTGCTTCTTCCCGATATCGTGCTGGACGAAGAACTTCCCATTCTCAACTAGGTAACAATGCCCCGCTGTGATGAGATGATAAGTGTCTTTGCCTGTCTTTTCGTATGCCGTTGCGGTGCAAAGTGGATGAGTAATAGTCTCGGTGACACCCCACTGTTCAATTAGAACGAATGTGGCCTCAGTCGCCCGTTTCTCAACCAGATAGGTCCTTACATCTTTAACAATCTCATTTGCACAAACAATGCTCAGCAATGCCAGCAGAGATACGGTCAACCACTTTTTCAGGCCCATGTTAAGTGTAACTTACGAGAGTCGCTCGCTTCTGCCGTTCTTCGATTGATAGTTCCTGATAACGTTTCGCCGCACCTTTAAAATGTTGCGAACACGCATATTGGAAAGCATTCAACAAGTGGTCATTCCGCTTACGAGGCTTCTCTTTAGTTTGCCCCTTTTGCTCACCTTTAGTGAATCTATCAAACGTATAGTGGGTTATCTCGAATTCAAAATGAGGTAAATCCCCAACTACATAAACCTTCGGATGTCTTGATTGCGGTGTTACAGTTGCGTTGATATACTCACGGCTTGCAAGCAATGGGTAATCGTCGCTAGAAAACTTCGGCACTCTGATGTTCGGAAGTCCGCTCTCTCGATAAAGCTGAAGTCCAGTCTTATGAGTCTCGGCATTCCGCTGTTGTGCCCAATACGGGTCCAGCAGCCAATAGTCAATCGAATCGCCCATGCACATCATAATGATATCTTTGACGTGCTCACTAACGACCTTATCCTTCTCGTAATATTCCCGATAAAGATAATAATCGCTATCTGGCGAAATTGCAATCCAAATCGCCGCCGTTATCCCTGTGGCAGCCGGGTCAATAGACACGACTTTTGGCCACCGTGCCGGAACTTGGAAATCTCGTACCAGATAACGGTCACGCTTCCAAGTAGGATAGACAAGACCAGTCCGGCGCACAAATTTTCCAAAGAGACGAGCGTCCCGCTCAGGGTCCCCATCTAGCTTCTCCAACATTATCTTTTTCTCCTTATCCGTGATAAAAGGAGAATTAAGAGTAGATAGCTGGCAAAAATAATATGACTTATTTCCCGCCGCCCAATCTTCATACAAATCAAACACCCACGGCGTTCTAACTCCACTATCCATATCCGTGAGGGGCGTGAGAGTTAGGAGAATCTTTCCTTCACAATCCGATGTCCGCATAAAGCATTCATCGAAAATATCCTTCTCGCACTCTTCGTCAATCCACACAAGGTCAACTGACGCGCCCTGAAACTTCTCTCTGCCAGAGTCAGCCGACTTACCGGTTATGACACTTCCATTAGCAAAGAAAACCTGAAACTCTTTATCACTGAAGCGGGTGATAGTCCCGTCGTCTGGCAAGAATGGCGGATGGTTCTTTCCATGCCGCAACTTCTCATACCAGAGCACATCTCGCAGAACGTTGAAGTCTAGTCCGACAATCCAAACGTTCCTCGGTCTACCTTCTGGAATCGGCAGGTCTTTCACCCATTCCCACGAAGGCTCGTCCTTGAAATACTCTTTACCGAGTGCCCATGCAACTGCGATGAAAGCTCCGAGAATAGTCTTGCCACTACGATTACCGCCAAGAAGCCCAAATACCTTAATATCATCTGTGAAGAATGGGAGAGCATCTTTCTGCTCACTCCACGGCTCAAAGAACTTAATATAGGATTTTTTCTTACGTTGTTCTATAATCTTATCTAGGATAAGCTCACATTCTTCGGGAGTATACTTATCTAGATAATCAAGTGCAGCTTTATGCTTTTCGAGTAACACGATGGTTAAAAGAACGTATTACGTTTGCCGCGTAAATACGTGCCTCCCTTTGCCATTGAGGAACGCCATAATTTTTAGGGAAATCAAATTTAAATAAACTAGCTGCAATTGCTGGAATTCTTTTTGCTATTAAGTAAGGTTCAAGTATAAATAAGACTTCAGAAGCCCGTTTTCCTGAAACTGACCAACTATACATTTGGCGATTCTTAGCTGAGTTTCGTTTATGAGGAATAACCTTTCCCCCAAAAGTTTCTGCAAAGAGCTTCAGAGTTCCGATATCGCCCGAATGTACCCCAAATGTTAATGTAGGTAAATGCTTAGCAGATTGATATGCACAACTAATACAACCATCTCCATCTGCATATCCCGCCAAATATGGAATAATATTTTCCATAGCTATCCGGCAATAATAAACTCTGCAGTTGTGTTAGAAGCTGAACCGACAAGATGCAAAGCTGTGATGCCCCCACCAGCCGCCGCTTCCATCAATATAATAGCTGACCCCGGTTCGAGGGTGACAACCGGATTCGAACTGCCTCCATTAGGAGTCCACGTCACGGTAAGTGTCTGGGTGCCGTGGGTATTCTTAATGTAAACAAACTGAGCCGGCGATACTGGAAGCGTGATATCCGTTCCCCCAGTCCCATAAGAACCCTGATTAATCTCGCTGAAACCCGTAAGTCCAGTGTTTGCAAGGGACGAGAGAGCCTTCTGCAACGCCACTGTGCCGGTGACTGAATCCGTCACCTGAATGTAACCCGAGAGGGAAGCCTGAATAGCCATTAGTTTATCTCTACACCCTTTTGTTTAGATACCGTCTGACGAATGGCTTCTAAGTCCTTTGCGCTCAATTCGCCAAAAACACTGACCGTCTGTTCCGGGCCGACAAACCCCGCGACCTTAGCCGCCTTGAAAATCGCATCCGCTGCCTTCGCATGGTCCCCTTCAGCCTCAAGCTTCTCAGCTAGGACCAGCAGCTTGCCTATGGTGGACTCCTTCTTGAAATTCGGGTCCGTGGCAATCTTATTAAAGAACCTATATCGAGCTTCCCAAAGCAACCTATTGAAGCTCTTGCGCCGGAGAATCGTCTCGCACTCCGCCGATGTCACATCCTTGTTCAGCTCCATGGCAGCCTGTTTGAGGCTCAGGCCATTCTGAACCATCAACTCGACTGCTTCGAGGAGCCAGTCCTCGACTATTTGTGGTCTAGCCACTTGGAGACACCCCGGCTGCTTGCTTTCATGCTACGCATAATATACACTTGAAACGACCAAAAGTCTCACCCCAAAATGAAAATAGTTGAAAATAATTTGGCTCCATAGCATGTTTCCGTATCCTAACGAGGCTCAAAGCCTCTAGAATGGTATATCTCCATCATAACATTGCACTTAGCCTTTTTTCCATTTAAACCCTTTCTCCTCAAGCAGATAAGGTTCCACCCCTTTAGAGGCCATAGGGGTCTTAAAGTCCTTTATTATCAACAAATTGCACGGAAGCTTCTTATACCTCTATGTTGCTCATTATAAAGCACTTATCTCAATTTCCGAATTTCATTTCTCCCGGAGAGCTGCACCATATCATATCCAAGACCCCTCCGAGCCTAAAGCCTTTATTATCAACAAAAGGGTTCCTTGCAGGCAGTCCCTATACCCGGTCCTGCGAATTTCTCTGAGGGGTGCAAGCGGCAAGC